CGCCTGATCTTTGCAGGCAAGCAGTTGGAGGATGACCGGACGCTCGCCGACTATAATATTCAAAAAGAATCGACTTTGCATCTCGTTCTGAGACTTCGTGGGGGCAACTAGACCTCCTCACCTGGTGGCGAGGAGCTCTCGACCGACGGGTGATCGAGGGCATCATGTCGCAGCCGGCCCCACAGGGTCGCGGCGCGCGGTCTCGCGAGTTCAAACGTGCGCGGGCTCCCGCCCTCTACGGACGCCTTGGGTGTCATGAGGGACGCGGCTATGCTCGCGAGTGAGCCTGGCTTTGGCAGGCGGCTAGGTGGCGTCAGGGCAAGAAAGTTTTCGAGACCCTTTTCGAGGGGATTTCCAGCCTCGAGGGTCGAGTTGAATTCGGTGAAGCATTCGTTCAGGAACGCGACCCCTTCCGTGACGCGTTGGGCCCGGTCGATGCTCAGTTCTTTTGAAATTTTAAGAGCAATTCTCTTCATATGAGTAGATGAATTGAGAGCCTTGGTCATCTTTTCATTCAACTTCATGTACAGCTGAATCGAGCCCAGTACGCCCGTTCCCGCTGACAAAATCGCGTTGAGTATACTGACCATATTCTGTTCGACAAACTGCCCGAGCGCTATGGCGGTCAGTGCATTTATAGATGATATAACTAATATAGGGATATTAAACTTTGATGAGAGTCCGTTATAATATGTAAACTCCTTTGAATAGTGTCTCTGCATATAGTTGCACTGCTCCTCGAGTTTGCGCAGGAAGGCTTCCTCCTTATCGTGCCACTCGTCTTCCTTCATACAATACCTCCCGAAAATTAGCGCAGCCACGGCGGTAGACACCCCTCCGCCGCTGACGGCACGACGCACTCAACCTCCACGTCTCCAGCGACGCACGGGAAGTTGACCAAGTAGCCAGACTCGAGCCCCGTGAGTCGGATGTAATTACGCACCTGGTTCCTAAACTCATCCTTGAGTTTCGTGGTTGATTTGAGTTCGACGATGGTCCGGCCGTCGACGATCAGGTCGGCCCGCAGGTTCCCCACCGTGTGTCCTTCGTAAATCACGGGAAGAATTTTTTCAGTCTCATACTGAATACCGCGTAGGCGGAGCTCAACCTCAAAGGCGTTGTGGTATACCCTCTCACTGTATCCCGGTCCTAACTTTTCAAAAATTTTTGTAGAAATATTTTTTAAAAAAAATTCCATCACTGGTGGACAGACGCACCGAGTCTCTAGATGGAAAAATTTCCGTACGAATAATAGATGGTGCCGGTGTGGGCAATATATAGTTGGTGGGCATTTGGGTTGACGGCCCTATGGCTCGCGGGCCTCCTGCCCTTCTCACCCCTTGCGTCGGTCGCGGCCACCTTCACTGGAAGTATATTTTTTGTTTTTTTTAAAAATTTAATTTTCAGACCGGTCGGGATCGCCATCGTCCTCAGTCACCTCGTGCCGGTCCTCATCCTCCGAAAAACTAAATTTAATTTTTTTAAAAATTTTTTGATTTTCATAATTTACAACTTGACACTGCTTGGGTCGGGTACGGACATCGTCAAGGTCTATGACGAAATTTTCCGAAATAGTCCAAGAACTATTAACGATTACCTGCGTCAGCGGGGCCTCATCTGAAAACATGTTGTGCGTGCATAGGGTCCTGTTCGGGTACGGACCAGTCACCAAACACAAACATGGCTTCCGTGCTCTCGATCCTTAAGCGCCTCGAGGCCACCACCAGCCGCCTTGAGAAGGAGGACATCCTCGGCGAACACGCCGACGACCCCGTTCTCAAGGAGGCTTTCCGCCTGGCTCTTGACCCGCTCGTTAATTTCTATATTAAAAAGGTGCCCGAGCCCAGTCAGTCGGACGGGGCGCTGTTCACGCTCGCCGCCGCCCTCGAGTCACTCAAGCTGTGGTTCGTGACGCGCAAGGTGCGTGGCGGCGAGGCCACCGAGTATCTCGCACGTATGCTGGGCCAACTTGACAAGGATGACCGCGAGGTCCTGCGGCGCGTCATCGGTCGCAACCTCAAGTGCGGTGTGAGCGACGCGACGGTCGAGAAGATCTGGCCGGACGTCACCCTCTCGTACCCCTGCATGTTGGTCAGTCCCATGAACGAAAAAACAAAAATTAAATTTCCGTGCATCGCCCAGACCAAGATGGACGGCATGCGGTTCAACGCGATAGTGGAGAACGGCACGGTGCAGTACCGGTCTCGGGCCGGCAAGGAGTTGGACCTGTTTGGTGTGCTCGACTCGGACATCATGAGCCTCACGGCCGAGCAGAGCTACGTGCTTGACGGCGAGCTGCTCATGGTTGGCGCCGACGGGCGTCCCATGGACCGCAAGACGGGCAACGGTCTGCTGACCAAGTTCCAGAAGGGCACTGGGACGGCCGCACTGGCGCAGCAGGTCCGGGCGGTCGTGTGGGACATCATCCCACTGTTTTGTTTCCGCAAGGGCTCGTGCAGCGGTGTCGGTTATCGCGACCGCCTCAACATGCTCACTACGGAGAAGCTGACGCGCGCGAGCATCGTGACGACACACGTCGTCAAGAGCATGGAGGAGGCGCAGGCCCTCTATCAGCAGAAGCTCCTCGAGGGCGAGGAGGGTCTGGTCCTCAAGGACCCTGCAGGCCCGTGGGAGAATAAGCGGGCCAAGCACCAGGTCAAGATGAAGGCTGAGCTGGAGGCGGACCTGTACTGCGCGGGCGTCACGGCCGGCACCGGTAAATATCAGGGCAAAATTGGTGCGCTTGAGTGTCATTCGAAGGGTGGCTCCGTGGTCGTCTGCGTCGGCACGGGCCTCAACGACGAGGAGCGGTCTTGGGACCCGAAGGAGTTCGTCGGCAAGATTGTGTCCGTCAAGTACAACGCGCTCATCACTGATAAGAAAACGGGTCAGAAGTCCCTGTTCCTCCCGGTCTTCGTGGAGATCCGTGATGACAAGACCCAACCCGATTCTTTGTAAAAAAGAATTTTAAAAACTTTTTTGAAAAAATATTTTTAAAAATTTTTGGAAACGAAGTTGTGTGCACACCAGTTCCAAGGGTACGTAGGGTCGACCACAAAACACAACACAACCATGCTCACCCGCCTCGCCCTCTGTGACATCCAGGCCTCCAAGCTTCGCAAGGCCCGTGCGGCCCTTGCGAATGGGATGCATGACCCTGAGCTCATGGAGCAAATCGCTCACATCAATGAAATTCTCCGTATTGTCGTGGCATTCGAGGACAAGCTATTCCACGACAATATGGATATTGACTAAAAATGTAAGATAATAGCATGGCTAATACCCGAGTCGGCGCCCTGAAGGAGCTCGTCAATAAGCTCTCAAACGAAACCGGAAAGAAATGGCCCAATTTGAATAACGCGGTTCTTGCGAGCGGCACGAATGGCATCGTAATCAGGACGAGAAACGATCCCAATAAACTCGTGAAGGTGGCGAGCGGCAACGTGATGCGTGAGCCCCAAGCCATGCGTAACCTGCGCAACAGTGGGTTCGTTCCCAAGCTCAATGACAATTTCGTCCATCTGACAAAATTGAACAATAATATGAAAAAAACTCTTTTTCCATTGGCGAATACAAACAACGCCACCGCTTTCGTGATGGAGCGGGTGGGTAATAGCACCCTGTGGCAGTACGTGAAGAAGGGGCACAATACCAATAATAATAAGCGTCAAATTCGCACGGCAGTCAGAAGAGCGATCGCCTTCATGCATGCAAGGGGCATTTCACACGGCGACCTGCACTCGGGCAATATACTCGTCGAGCTTGGCCCTGATGGTAAAATGAAGAAAATATGGGTCATAGATTTTGGTAGAGCGGTTAGGTTTCCTCCAGGGACTTCGGAGAACAATGCGTATAATAAACTGCATGCACCCAGATTGCATAAAAATTATAATCTTTTCAACTCCTCCCGCAATCCACGTACTACATTGTACACGTACACCTCGAATGGAGCCGGTAATGGTATGAGAAAGAATCGTGAATTATACTTTAAGATGTACGGTGGTAATGAGGCTAATTTTAAACGTCACCCGTCTCCACGGCGCAACTCACGCGCGCCCCCGAGCGCAGCAGAAGCGGCTAATTTGCGCCGTCGAATGGCCCGACTTTCGGCACGTGGTCCATCTCCAATGAATTCGGTCCGTTCGGCCTTTAGTCGGTCTCCCCGAAAATAGAAAACAAAAAACAAAAAACAAAAAACATTTTAGAGAATCCTAGAGGGTGCCAAAAAGTGTTGTGTGTCCTTCAGCCCCAATCGGCCAGAGCCCTTCACAAAGAAAATGGACGAGATGGAGGACTGCCCCGTGTGCTTGCAGTCGCTCGAGTGGTGGCCCACGTCCACGACCGCATGCAACCACAAATTCCACAATGAGTGTCTTGCCAAGTGGTGCAAAGTAAAATCGGTGTTGCCCGGATGGTGCGGGGTGAAAGCATCGTGTCCCGTGTGTCGGCGCGCTCCCATCGTCGTCGTCGCGACGACGTGTTCACGTGCCACGTGTCAGATGCCGGCCCTAACAGGTCGGGGTGTGTGCATTGACCATATGGTCCAGAATCACTTTCAGTATATTCCGTGTGGACCTTCATGAATCCGCCTCG